CGCCGATTTTGTCGATCAACTCATTGTAACGCGTTTCCTGCGTTTCGTCACGCTCGCTTAACCCGTCGAGGTTAGCGAACTCATCTTCAAACGCCTTACGCGACGCCTGAAGGTCTTTCAATGTTGCCATTTTATATGATTTAGATTTATTGCCAGCGTCGCGCTGACGTGATTTAATTGCATTTCGTACCTCTTCCGCTTTCGGATTTGGAGTAGGTTTCTTCGGTTCGGGCTTTTCCTCGCCGACGATGCGAACCTCGTATTTCTCAATGTCGTCCTTTCGTGCTACCGAAGTAGGGTCAGCCGGAATCGGAGCGATGGAAACCTCCATCGGAGTCCAATCTGTTGCTAATCGAATAGCATAACCGTTCTCGTCGCGCTCACCTGTATCGCTGTATTCGCTCACGCGGTAGCCAACCGATACGCTTCGGATGATGCCGTCCTTAACCTTACGCCACGTGTTTTCCACGTCGTCAGTGTCAGCGAACCGCAACACCGCAGTACCGTGGTCGCCAGCAAGCTCAGCCGAACGAACAACACCGAGTGTACCTGCCGCACCGCCCCAACTGTTGTGGTTATCCAATACAGGAGCGACCCCTCCGTCCATGCGCTCCATGTTTACGTGCGCCGGGTCAAACGATAGTCGTTCGCTGAAATACTCGTCGCGCCCCCAATCGTAGCGCAGTACAGGGTACTCGCTGCCGAACACGACCTCAATCTCGCGCGTTTCCTCATTTAGAGAGGAGGTCTGCAGGTCCGCGTTGCGACCGTGCGTTGTTATTTTAGACTTCCGTGTTTCCATCTTGTGTACTTATTTTCTCGCTATACTCGTCAAACTTATCCAGCGCAATCTGATTCACCTGCACCGTGTGGATGTCGCCGCCATCGATAGCATTATACCTTTCTTTGCTGCGTACCTCGTTGCGTGACATTACGCCATTCTGCAACATCTCGCGGTAATACTCCGCGCGACTTGCCATGTCGCCCCGCATCAATTCATCGATGTCGTGTCGGAATGTCTGACCATCACGGTCGCGACGACTTAATAATTTTAAATTCAACTCAGACTCAGTGCGCTGAGCAAGCGGAACAATAGTGCCTGTGACAAATGCTTTCGCCTGGTTCTCGTAATCCTTATACGCCCCGCCCGTGAATCCTACCATCGCTGGCGGCACGTTGAAAACGCGGCACACCTCCTGACCTTGAAAATTCCTACTGTCAACGTTCTGCGCAGAGTCAGGGTCAACGCCCATGCGGTGGTACTTTACGCCGAACGGCATGAATCGAGTTTGCTTGCCTTGTTGCTGCTGCCATGTGTTCAATAAAGACTGAACTTGGTCGGGATTTAGGTTTTCATCGCTCGTCAAAACACCCGACATTACACCACCGCCATTGAAAAACTTTGCCGCGTAATCCTGCGCCGCGCTCAGCAGCCCCACCGTCTCCGCACTCGTCAACGCTGGCGACTGACGTAAGCTGTAGTGTAGCGCAATCATATTGTCGTAATCGACGTAACGAACGCCGTCCTTAGTCTTAATTTCGTAAATCGGTTGGCCATCTACCTCAACCAATTTCACGGCGTGGTAGTGCAACATCTGAAATTGTACCGCCGAACCGTTACGATCTCGAATAATCTCAGCGTAACCGCTGCCGAATAACAGCATCGAAAACACTAATGTCTCCCGAAACTCAAAGGCCGTTACTCTTTCGTCAGGCGTTTTATTAAGCAGGTAATTCGCGGGGTTGTCGATAATGTCAAACGTCCTGCCGTTGTCTGCGTACAGATTTAAAGGCAACGAAGCGAGCGTAGATGCAATTTTATAGATGCAGGCGTATACAACGCCAACACCTAACGCCATGTCAGGCGTTACAGTTTTGCCTGAATTTGTTGCCGTCGGTAGTCCAAAGCGTTGCCAAAAGCCCGGCTCACCTGTGTATTGCACCGATGTTTTCACCGGCTGCGAACTGAAAAAACGCTGTTTAAGAGAGGAAACAAAACCCATCGCTACAAAGGTACGACGCTCAAAAGCCAAAAGAAATACAAAAAAAATCGTAGAAAAGTTTGGAGGTTACGAAAATTACCGTATCTTAGCACTGTTAAACAAACACAAAACACACAGATATGGAAGCTACTTACACAACCAAAGACATCAAAACGAAGCGAACAAGCGGATGCTCTTACGACGTTACAATAGGCGAACACACTTACAATGTTTACAAGATTGGTAGTTACGGATATACTTATTGGGCTATTGCTGGATGGAGCGATGCGGGTCAGTTTTGCACACTAAAGAAGCAAAATCTAAAACCGTTAAGATTACTAACGGCATTATTGCAGGCACGCTTACACTTCAAAACGACCGTCAAAAAGCTGAAGCTAAAATGTTTGCATAATGCACCGCCTCTTAAACGAATTTGGATGGGTTCTGTACTACGGCACACCCGATGACTGCAAGACTTACGCAGAACGAAACAAAATCATTAACTACACAATCCAACACTATGAAATACGGAATCTACATTGACGATAAAAAAATATCCGAAACAGAGTTAAGTCAAGATAAGCCTACAGCAAAAGAAACAGCAACCTACATCGGCCGGAATGGTGACAAGCATTATTTCCGATGCGTGGACGGGGTTTGCTCTGTTGTAAGCGAACAACCTTTAGACTTAGAAATAGGCGAAACAGTAAAAGTATTAAGAGAATGAACTTCACAGACATCAACCTCCGCAGCCGTGGCACTAAATTCTACGTGTCAGGCACAAACGAACTAACCAATCAACGCGTGACGACATCGTTCACCGTTGACGACGCTATGAAAATCGGGATCGAAATTGGCACGCTGCACATCGTTCGCATCTGTGAACGAGTGCTTCAAAAGTCCAACCCGAACACGTCAGGTATCACTGAACTACCCGATCGACCTTTGTCGTCTATCCACTGACCTAACGCCATTATCGAAGCTACTACCCCGTCAACTTTCTGATGGGGTTTGCTTTTTTTCTTCGTTACCTTAACGTCATCTGCAGGGCTGCGCTCAATAACTACATTTCCCATTTGCCAACGCATGCACTTCTTCCCGTCGTGGTGGATTCGTCCGCGTAATATCTCAACCTCAAATTGCTTTGTCGGAAAGCTCATTGACGTATAACCCTGGCCAAATGGCTCAACGCGCAAGCCCGTTTCATTTAACTCGCTGACGATGTAACCGCTCATGTACCTATCGTATGCCATAGCTTGAACGTCGTTGTCATTCGCGAACTGAGTGATAAATTCAAAGATATACCTGTGATCGGTCGTGTTACCCTCCGTAATATGCAAGCTACCTTCGTTTTTAAAAGCAATATAGTCCACACCTGCCGTCAGCTTTTTATTCTGAGCCATCGACCTATTCACGAAGTGATACACCTTAAGATACTTTCGGTCGTTCACCTCATCAACCCACAAACACGCAAAGGCATTTAGGTCCCGCGTACTCGCTAAATCAAGCCCACACCAACACGGCAACCCCGCGACATCCTCCGGCTCAAAATCCATCGCGCATTTCATCCACGCGTCGTCAGTGATCCATCGCTCCGCAGCCTGAGTCCATACGTTCAGGTGCAAATTCAAAAACGTGTTGATGTACGACGGCATCTGACACGCCTTGTCATACTCAATGCGAAAATTCTTTTCCGACAGTATCGTGCCTAAACCTGGGTTGGCTTTCTTCCACACCTTTGGGTCATGCCAATCGTCTTCCGCAGATGCCTCGTAAATCAACGGCAAAAAACGGTCGTCCTCAATAACGCCTTTCGCACAGTTCCGAGCATACTCCCAATACTCATAACACAGCGAGTTTGTATCTGTGCCAGCGGTAGTCATTACAAATGTTATCGGCTGCGACCGTGACAGCATCGACGATGTCAAAACATCCCACAGTTCCCGATTTGGCTGCGTGTGCAACTCATCGAACATTACCGCGTGTGCGTTGAACCCGTGCTTGCTACGTGCATCAGCACTCAACACCTTTACAAAACTGCGCTTCTCAGGGTAGCGTAATTCATTCCGATACACCTCCGCGCGCTTTGATAACCGCGTATCGGCCTCAACCATGTAGCTCAAGGCCTTGTAAATAATCCCGGCTTGAAACGTCTCCCCCGCAGCACAATACAACTGAGCCGCATCTTCGCCGTCTTGAAACAATATCGACAGCGCAATCGCAGCCGTAAGTGTCGTCTTCGCGTTCTTTCGGGGGATGCCCAGGAATACCATCCTATACCGACGCAAGTCAGTACCCTTTTCTTTCCATCCAAATGCCGGGTAAATGATTTCCTCCTTCTGCCATTGGTCTAACTCCATGAGCTTACCCGCCTTTGGTCCTTCCGGAAAACGACAAAAACGCTCAATAAACTCAACCCGCCGCTCGGCCTCTTCCCAATCGAAGTAATACGTGTCGGGATTTTTAGGCTTCGTTGCCGCCACGACGCGACTTACCCATGCCG